GTGAATTCTTATACTGGTAAAGTTAGTTCTTGCCATAATAAACCTCCCAATCTATTATGTATGTATTTATTGATCTTTTTTGTTTTTTATGAGAGTGTTGTAGTGATATAGGCGCTGTTGAAGTAGCTCTCGAGCCATTGGATCACTTTCCTTGCGTAGTTGTTCAAGGATCTGTTTCCTTATCTCAGACGGAGATTTCTTATTATAGTTTTTTCTTTTCATTATAGTATGTGGGGGAATACACCCCCACTAATTTATATGCCTTGCATTTTAGGATTATTTTTTGCAAAGTAATTTTCGGTAGCTCTTGGTCTTGCTAATGGTCTTACCATTTGCTTACGCATGACAGCTTTATGTGCTTCTTCAGTTCTGCGTTTTTTACGAGCTATTTCAAAGTCCCTGTAGTTCATATCACTCTCCTTTTTACAGTTGAGTGCGTTCCTTCAGCTTGCGCCTACTTCCATGCTAATGCACGAACGATATAGTATTTAGTTTACAAAAACCAAGTTTCATATTGTAACATCAATCGATTTTGGTTACCTATGCCGTTTGTGCCTTCTACACTAAACGGTCTAGCCATATGATATCTTTTATTATCCCAGCTTATAAGAGTTCCAGGAGGTCCAAAGTAGCACACTTTGCTAAGGCTTAATCCATGTAATTTTTCTACCGGATAAATTTGTTTAAAAGTATCTAAATCATCTTTGCCAGCAATCTCAAGATAATCATCATGAGGAAAAGGTTTACCTGTTATGTTGCGTATATGTTCGCCAAATCTGTTAAAATTACTTTTATCCTCTTTTGAAAATGTAATTACAGGTCTTTTCATTTCATCAAGAGTACCTACTGTATTGGTTATATCGTAGTAGGTGCTGTAGGGAAACCATTGATCAAATACTACTGTGGCTTTATCTGCACGAGCATCTAGATTAATTAATCCTTGATGAGCATATTTTTTTGGTTTCTCAGGTGCATATTGTTGAACTATGTAGTTGGGGTGATTCATTGGGCGTCTCTTGGCCCTCTTCATATTAGTCTTTATATCTTGACCGTCACAATGAATAGGCAAAGCTGCCCCAAAGTTATGGAATGCTAGATCAATTACTTTAGCTGGCCTTCCTATTGCTCTAAATTTTTCTTCTAACAGTCTTATTATATCAAAAAGCATATCATTATATTTTTCAACAATAACTGTACTGTCTTGGGTGCCTGGTTTAATAGTAAACTTTTCAGTAATTTTATTAGTGTTATTATCCCTTTTTCTAACTTCTATCTGAGCAGTCTGTATTGTATTTTCTCCACGATTTTTAAAATTAGCTTCTTCTATTCTCATAAAACTATTTGTCAAATCAAAATTGCAAATTTTTTCAACATCATGATATAGTTTATAATATACAGACCTCACATACTCAAGATCTTTTTGAGAAAAGAAATCAAGATGTTGTATGGTTTCATACAAATTCTCGTTATAAAATTTATTCATTTAATATCTCTATATTTGGAAAAGGTTTATCTTCTAATCCTTTAGTATCTTTTTTGTAGTCTATTTCTATTCTAATATTTTTAGATTTTATGTTTTTACAACTTACTAGTCTTTGATAGTAGCTGTGATTTTCGTCTTTTCGGCTAGGGCTGTTTGACAAATAGACATCCTCTGCAAGTTTGATGTTGAAATATAAAATTAAATATTCATCTTTTGTCGGAAGTCTTTCAAGAGTTAAATTAATTGGCTTTTCAAGATCAGCAATACAATTAAATTCTAATATACAATTATTTTTTATAATAGTATCACCGTATATGTAAAGCGGATCTGTAATGATATTATCAACTATGTCTATAGAATCTAGTAAAGGTATTTCTAGTTCGTCTAATAAATGTTGATGCACTCCTAATTTATCTCTGTCTATTCTTACTGTTCGCTCATGCATACATAATTTAAAATGTTCAGGAATACTGTGTTCTATATTGAGTTTGTCTTTATAATATAAAAAATCAAATATCATTCTACTTTCAAATATATGATCGCCTATTCCTTCACATACAATTAAATTACATTTGTCATAATAGTTTCCTAAAAAAACATTAGACTTTTTGTGATGTATTTTACACTTTGTTGATAAATTTAAATTTTCTATCGTTTTTTCTAAAACCTTTACAAGCGTTTCTTCTTGTTCTACCAAATGCACAGTGCTTGCTCCTGCAACTGCACATTGCAAACCAAGTATTCCTGTTCCTGCTCCTAGATCTATAACAGTAAAGTTAGGTTTAACCTTTTGTTGAATTGCTTGAATATAATTATTTGTTCTATGATCGTCATTAATCATATAAAAATGGCTTTGAATAGTTGTATAATTTCCTCTGAACATGATATATTTATTATAGCAATTTTTGGCCATAAAAAAAGGCGACAAAGAAGCCACCTTTTTTTTAATTACTTGAATGCTACCTGATCGATAGATTCACAGCATTTGGACCTTTTGGACCATCCTGTGTTTCAAACGATACAGTATCACCTTCATTCAACGAATGTAAGCCTGCGGCTTCTACTGCTGAAATATGCACGAAAACATCCTTGTTGTCTTCGCTAGAAATGAATCCAAAGCCTTTTGTGGCGTTGAACCATTTTACTGTTCCTTGTTTACTCATGTTTTTCCTTGTTAGTGTTTATATTTGAGGAAGTTTGTATCTAATATTAGGGCGGGAGGTTTGTTAATTCTACTGCGTCTTGTCTTATTACTCTTGTCTCATGTCTATTTAGTCATTAGAAAAGGCCCCGAAGGGCCTTTTCTGGTACTTTATAATTTAGAACTTATATTTGATAGATGCTTTTACTGAATCATCATTTTCAGTGATCACACCAGTACCTAGGTTCTGGCTCTCTGTCATGTGATAGTAAACACCCATTTCAACAGGTCCTTGTGTATAAACAGCACTTAGATAGTCACCGTTTGTACCAAGATCATCGTTTTCAACACGATGGAAACCTAACTGTACTTCGTCAGTTAAGCCATACATTACACCGTAGTCCATTCTGTTTTCTTTAGTGTAAGTGCCTGTGTTCTTGTCGTCCCACATTTCTACACCAAGTACAACTGGAATATCCCAACGGTATAAACTAGTACCGATAGCATAACCTTGCTGATTTTTATCAGTATCAGTTATGTCATCTTTGCCACCGATTTGCATATATGATACTTCAGCATATCCCATTAGGCTTGCTGTTAGACCTGCGTACACTTTTTCTGTGTTCGCATCATATGCAATTGATCCGCCAATTGGTAGATCTCTTTTTAAAGAGTGTGTGTCAAAATCAAATTCGTTATTATTATCCCAACCACCAAATGTCAGTACAATTTTTTCGTTGTGATCAATTCTTGAGTTAGATTCTGTAATAATTAATGGCACACCAATCTTTGGAGTTTTAGCAAAACCTAAACGCTGTGCGTCAGTTTCACCTAAGTAAATTCTTGCATTACCTACACCTAAACCCATTTGCTTTTCGACAATAGTATTGTTTAGTGCAGTGTTTAGTGAATAGTGTGAATCAAATCTTGCACTACCACCTGCCCAATTGATTGGACCTGCATCAAGCTCACCTTGTAGTCCTGTGATGATCTCTGCGCGAGAATCAATATCAGAAGTGTATGTATCTGGATCATAGTACATTTCTATTTCACCATTAATAAACAACCCTGATGGTAAGCTAGGAGCATTTGCCTCAAGCTCGGTAACTCTTTGTTCAAGAGTCTTTTCGTCTGCCATCGCTCCAAATGAAGCCAAAGCGAATAACACAGACATTAGTATAGTCTTTTTCATTAGTTTTCTCTTTCCTTTTATTATATCGATATAAAAAACCAAGAGTGGTGTCTGAACACTACTCTTGATATCTTACTTATATATCTTTTTATATAAGTTAACCGAATATGAAATGGCCCGTTCTGTTGCCCGGTGGAGCCATACCGCGAAGTTGCAGTTTATTAAGCTGCAAGTAGTTCACGGCCCATAGACATGTCTATAGAAGTGAACGCTTCAGGTGCAAAGTTATTGTTTGCGTTTAGTTTTTTTGAACTGAGTTTCGGTCGTGTCTTACCGGTAATCTCTTTCATCCTTAACAAGCCAGTCGATCCTAGTTCACCCCCATCATAAGCACTCTGTTTAGTTCTTGCGATCCACCCTCGTCAGGTTGGGATAGAGTGCTTATGGTGGAGGTGCGGGGTACCGCCCCCCGGTCCTGTTCTTGTGACATACGATGCTGTCATCAATTACACTTATATTTATAGCATTAATTTGATTGTTTGTCAATCTTTGATTCTTCATACTTCATCATTAAGGATGAAAGATGATCACTTTTGCGAAGCCAACCATTTTGGTCTACAACAAAGACATCGCCTGGTTTATATAACCAACTATTTTTGGGAGAGCCGTCTTTGCCTATGCCCATTACTTCGCCGGGCCAGTCACCAACAACACGAAAGCCTTCTCCTTGTTGTCCCATACTATCTATATTATAGTCTACCCACATCATAAAAGTACTCCTTAATAAACTGCGTACTTTATTATTTATGTAAAGAAAAGTATTTTTGCGTTACCCGCTATAATCAAACAACATGTAACAATATGTAGGACTATCCAAAAGGTGCGAAAAGCCAGAGCCTTCTTTACATCTGTTTGTGTAATTGGAAGGAACTCTGGCTTGTCGTCATCTGTAATGCCAATGGGCATACCAACAGTTCTAGCCCATAGTTTAAGCCAGCGCCGTTGTCCGCTCATTACATTGCGTTCTTTTTATCTTGCACTTCTTTTCTACGCTCTTTGGTAAGTTTACCTAGATCGCCTAGAGCTTTGCGGGCTCTTGTTGCTGCAGCCTTTACACCTTTTGAATCAAATGACTCTGATTCTGTAATGTAATTATTAAAGGCTTGTACGATTTGATCGTGTAATGTCATAACATTTTCTCCTTATTGTTTAATATTATATTTGATTTTTTTATGGTTGTCAACCTTTTTATATAGGATAACCATTTTGTCTTAGAACTTGTACTGCCCATGGATAGTTAGGCAAGGTCGTTCTACTACCATTATTTCCCCAAGCTACTCTTTGTCCACGGATATCTATGTGTGTAAACGAATTGTAAACACCAATAGCAGTAAATCCTGAATCAATTGCGGCTTGGATAAATTCTTGTCGTTGTGGTATTGTAAGTCCGTCTTGTTTGACATCAACAGCGTTGCCTTGCATATGTTGGCTATTTCTTGCGCCACCAACGCTTTCGTTATAATCGGGACTTCTGTAGCCACTTGTAATGCGTAGTTGGTACCCTACAATCTGTGAAAGTCTTTCAAGATTTTGCACCACTTGGGGTTTTACTCTACTATCAACATGCGGTAACCATTGTATATACTGTCCACTTTCATTAGAAGGTTGCGGGCTTGCATTGCCATTAACAGCATTTGCATCTTGTGGGCCTGTAACTTGATTTACAGGACTAGTATTACCTCTCCTTGCAGTAGAAATACCTCCGTCTCCGTATTCAACTGCTTCAAATGTAGTTGGATCGTTACCTGCTTGTCTTTCTACTTCTGCGCCTGCTAGTATTGATTGTGCTTCAGGCACACTTAAAATGACAGTTTCTGCACCTAGTAGTTCAGCAACTTCTGGTTGTGGTACAGCCGGAGAAGGATCTCCAACAAAAACATTGTCTGAGCCACCTGCTGTTACTGGTGCACAGTGCGCTCCTCCTAGTGGAGGACATAAATCATCTGGAGCAGCACTTTCTGGTGTGTTGTTGACTACTAGTTTATTGTTGATATAAACATTATTGTTTTCAGCACTAAGAGCGCCGCCACCGTGTGTATTAGGATCACCGTCTACTGAAACGAGAAGAGTATTTGCGAAAACATTATCCTGTCCTACGACAGTTGTTGTTGCTCCACATGCTCTTGGATCAGTATCTCGATGAATAGCTACAGACATTACGGTAACTTAATTCCTGTTGTCTGTTCTGTGTATTGATTTGACAGTCCCTTTTCAGTTCTTAGAACACAAGTGACATTGCCAATGTTAATTTTAAATTTGTTATCAGGTGACACACTAAACATAAACGGTGCTAATCCTAGTCCTTGCTGATTTGCAACAAGTACCATCGGTTTATTTAAAGTAATATGTTTGTCATCTTCACTGTCTAGTCTTGCTACTAGTTCTTCTCCTGAACTTAGTTTTACTGAGACAGTGTCTCCGTCTTTGTATGGTGTTTCAATTAACATTATAATGCAAATCCTGTTCCGTTATAACCTGTTGATTCAATATAGTCTAGCATCTGTTCATACCCGCCAACTTTATTATCGCCTATTTTAATTTGTGGAAATGTTCTTGCAGTTGGAAACTGTTCAAACAATTCATCTCTAGTAAAGTCTTCATCAAGTGTATAGTACTTGAATGCATATCCTTTTGTTTCGCAAAATGTTTTTGCTTTTGCACAACTTGGGCAAGAAGGTTTGCCATATATTTCTATCATAAACTAAATCCTTTCAATGAATTAGTGTCTACGTCTTGTTTAATACCACCAATGATATAGCTTTCAACTTCTGTCTCTTGAGGTGCTACTTGCAATCCTGAGCTAGAAAGCCAATGCTGTGTCCAAGGTAGTGGGTTATTGTTTTGTGGTTGATCAAATATTGCATTATATCCTAATGCTTTTAAGCGTCTGTTAGCAATATATTCTACATATTGATTAAGCAATGTTGCATTCAATCCGATCATGCTACCGTCTTTAAATAGATATTCAGCCCAAGCCTTTTCTTCTGCAACACAAGTCTGCCACATCTCGTAAACTTCTTTTTCACAGCTCTTTGCAATTTTTGCCATCTCTGGATCATCTTTGCCATTCATCCAGTTCTTAAGAACATGTGTGCTTAGTGCTAAATGCTGTGCTTCGTCCCTAGCGATAAGACTAATAATCTTAGCACTACCTTCCATTAGCTTTAGTTCTCCAAAGCCAAAGGTGCAAGCAAATGACACATAGAAACGCAATCCTTCTAGAATATTTACATTCATCATAGCAAGGAACAGTTTCTTTTTAACATCACGCATACTGCCTTCTTTGCGATGCTGGAATGCATCTGCGGCTGCTGTGAAAGCATCATAATTTTTAGTTACACTAATTGCTCTTTCAATAATCTTTTCATCATCAAGAATAGTATCAAATACTTCACTTGGGTCAGAATACACATTTTTCATAATGTGTGTATATGAGCGACTGTGAATTGTTTCAAAGAAGTCCCAAGTAACAATACAGCCTTCTAGTTCAGGAATACTTACATGTGGTAAGAATGCTAAACATGGACCACGACCTTGTACACTGTCCAACAGTGTTTGATATTTTAAATTAGCAGTAAAGATGTGTTTCTGCTCTGGACGGAAGTTTTGATAGTCTGCGCGATCTTTCTGCAGACTTACTTCCTCTGGTCTCCAAAAGTAACCAAGCATTGTTTGATTTAGTTTATCAAACACAGGAAACTTAAACACATCATAACGCTGTGTATTTTGATCTGCTCCAAAGAACATATGTTGTTTGGTAAAGTCTACTTTTTCTCTATTGAATACTGTCTTTGCCATGTCTCTCTTTCCTTAATGTATGTAACTGTAACACATGTTCATATGCTTGTCAACTAAATTTCGCAGGCTTCACAAGCCCCATCTTCTTCTTGTACTTCAAAAGTTCTATTTAGTGGTTCTGCCTCTTGTTCTGTAACAACATCATCATCAGTCTTGTAATCGTAAGTATTTTGATAGTACGATGTCTTCCAACCCATTTTATAAGTTGTTAACAAGTCCTTCATCATAACACTCATAGGCACTTCGTTGTTTTCATATTGTGTTGGATTATATGACCAGTTGCCACTAATGGCTTGATCAAAGAACTTTTGCATTACCGCGACAATGTTGATGTAACCTTAGTTGCTAGGCATGTCCCACAGCAAGGTGTAGTGTTGCTTAAGACTTGTATATTGTGGAACAATCTGCTTAAGAGGCCCTTTCTTTGACTTTTTAACGGACAAGTATCCTCTAGGTGGCTCAATTCCGTTTGTTGCGTTAGACACAACGGAACTGCTCTCCGATGGCATCTGTGCGGACAGTGTTGAGTGCCGTAGTCCGTGTTGGGTAATGTCTTTTCTAAGAGCAGACCAATCATAATTTAACTTGTTCTCCACAACAGTATCAACATCTTTCTTGTATGTATCAATAGGAAGTATGCCGTCACTGTATTTAGTACGGTTAAAATACTCACATGCACCGCGCTCTTTTGCAAGTTTGTTTGATGCTTTCAACAAGTAATACTGAAATGCTTCTGTTAGATCGTGTACTAGTTTCCATGCTTCTTTATCATCATAGTAAACTTTGTTTTTAGCAAGATAGTGTGCTAGTCCAATGTAACCAATACCTAGTGAACGTCTTGCTTTTGTGCTAATCTCTGCTGCCTTGATCGGATAGCGTTGGTAGTCAATAATTTCTTCTAAACCTCTAACTGCTAGATCACACAAGTCTTCTAGGTCGTCAAGGCTACGAATAATTCCAACATTGATTGCACTTAGAATGCACAATGCAATCTCACCTTCTGGATCGTCAATGTGAGTAAGTGGTTTCGTAGGTAATGTAATTTCTTGACACAAGTTACTCATGTAAACTGTATCTTTAAACGAGCTATGTGTGTTAGCGTGATCTACATTCATAATGTATATACGACCCGTTTCGGCTCTTTCTTTAATTAATGCTGAAAACAATTCCATTGCTGGAATAGATTTTTTCTTAATACTTGTTGCTCTTTCGTACTTCTCATATAATTCTTTAAACTTATCTTGATCAGCATAAAACGCTTCATACAATCCTGGTACATCATGTGGCGAGAAAAGAGTAATATCTCCACCAGCCAATAGTCTTTCATACATCAACTTGTTAAGTTGAATTGAATAATCTAGTTTGCGTA